ACCCTTTGCCGTTCTCGTCCCGCACAGGATGACCAATGAGTTCTAGTGCGTTCTTTGCTACGTCTTCAATCTTGGTCATCATGCGTTCAGGGCGCAGTTTCATGTTCTGCCCCTTGGAGAACGTGCCGTTGTTTAAACGACCTCCTATGTTAGTCCGACTGGGAACAAGGAACCATTCAGGGTCCAGCCCATCGCACTGCTCTGTGTACCAGGTAAGGTAACGGCGCAGTTCATTGTCAAGTTCTGAACAGATGGGCATGATGTCAAAGTCACCTGTCTTATGAACAGTGACGTTGATTTCACCATTGGTTAGGTTGATGTCTTTGATTCTTAGAGTTGCCATCTCGGATTGACGAAGGAACAAATACAGTCCGAGAGAGATGACCATGCGGTCACGAGGGTACTCAGCAACATCCAGCAGAGCCTGGAACTTCGTCACTGGAACCCTTCGCTTGTCCTTCTTGGGTACCTTCATGTACCTGCGGTCACCAACTGGGTCGTGGTTCGGGTGGCTGTAGCCACGAGTGGCGCAGTACCTGAAGAACGAACCAACGGTTGACATGGCGTTGTTGTACGCAGCAGGGGACAGGATACCAGCCAAGTGACCAAGGGCCCTATCAACATCACCTGCTGTCACGTTTGTGACTTTGGTGTCCCTGCCTAACACAGAGACAACGTGACGCAACTCGGTGCTGTTCCGCTTGATGGTGTTGACGGCGTACTGACGCTTGCGGGAGTTGATGTATAACTCAACCGCTTGAGCCATCGTGGGTGACTTGACTTGCATGAGGGGTCTCCTGTCTGTGCAACATTAAGATTAGCACAGTCAGAGACACAATGTAACTCTACGACTTCTCACTTGGCTACAAGTTTGAAGGTGGCTCTGACCTGCGGTGATGTACAGTACCACAGTACGACTTGTTGGTCAAACCAGTGTGTGCAACACTGTGTCCCATGCCAGCGCACAAGTTGCTTCCCCCCATGAACGACATACTCCGTTGGGTTGAGCAGGGGATGACACACCAGCAGATTGCTGACCACATCCGTGAGACCACAGGCGAGTACGTCAGCCGTTCAACCGTGTCTGCAGCGTTGCACCGTGCGGGTAAGACCAACCGCATCAGGTACGAAGAGAACCTTCCGTGGCAGGTGCGTAACGAACACGCCAACCTGTACCACGCCATCATGCTGAGGCTTGCAGCGAGACATGCCCAGGGGCAGATACTCAGTCCTAGGGACACGAAGAGGTTGGCTGCCTGGAAGAAAGCCTTGGCAGAAGAGAACGCAGTAATTCACTACGAAGCAGACACAACTAAAGGATGGTTCAAAGTACGCAGACGGAAGGGGATTGACCTCGGCTACATCAGAGAGCCAGAGGGCATACCAAAGGGGTAACAACACCAACAACTTGGGCTGGCTTTTGCCAGCCCTTGTTTTTGTTTGACTCACTTCGTTCGTATTGTACTCACCCAAGGCAACACTCTGTCAAATCACGGCGTGTCGAGACACGCAACACGCCACGAAGTCAGTTGCTTGCGTTGTGCCTTCACTGTGTGTAGTCTCATGGTTACAGGAGGTAAGCAACGCATGAGTTTATTGAAACCACCCACAATCGGGCACAGGTCATTCTCATCGTTCACGTCTTGGGTGAAGTGCGGTAAGGCATGGCAACTCGAACGGGAACTGAAAGTTCCATCCGAACCCGCATGGTGGTTCGTAGGTGGCAAAGCGTTCCACTCAGCAGTGGAGCAATACCTGAGAGGAGAGTTGAAGCGTGACTGATTTGCAGACCTTGTGGAACACAGCGTTCAACGAAGCAATCGGGGAAGAGCAAGAGAAGTCCAGCAGTAACCCAGTTGATTGGCGTACTGGTGGACGTGCAACCAAAGCCTATCCTGACAAGGAGAACGGTGACTGGTGGAATGTCAAGGGACTGGAAATGTTTCAGACCTTCACCGAATGGTGGGGTAACTCAGGCTGGTCCGTGTGGCATACGCCTGAAGGACTACCTGGCCTTGAACTAGAGATGAACGTCAACTACGGAGAGATTCCAGTGAAGGCATTTGTTGACATGTTCGCTATCACTGCTGATGGTGAACTTGTTGTGGTGGACTTTAAGACTGGCAACTACATGCCTGACTCCAACATGCAGTTGGGTTTGTATGCCTGCTCTATGGAACAGACCTTTGGTGTCCGACCATCTCACGGGTATTTCTATGATGCCCGAAAGGGTATGCTTCTACCCACTAAGAATCTTGACCGCTGGACTTACGAACTATTTACAGACATGTTTAAACAGTTCGCTACAGGGGTTGAGAACCAAATCTTCCTACCGAATCTAGGAATGAACTGCCGTTCATGTAGCGTGGGTGACTACTGCTATGTGAATGGTGGCGAGTTGGCACACTTTGCTGACCCGCTTTACGCAATCGCAAACAAGAAGGACGGATAACATGTTCGTATCAAAGAAGAAGTATGACAACATAGTGTGGCAACTTCATGCAGCCAACAAGACTAACGAAGGTCTAATTGCCGAACTCCAGAAGTTTGAGTTCAATAAGGTTTGGTCTAAAGAGCCAGTCAAGAAGGTAGCAAAGAAGACCACCACCAAAGCACCAGCAAAGAAGAAGGAAACTAAGTAATGACCGAAAAGAACTACGTTCTCAACGTAAAGACACCTGTCGGCACCATCATCACAGTTCGTGGAGACAGTGCACAGGAACTCAACCACAACATCGGTCAGTTCGTTGACCTTGGTCTTGATGCTGCAGTGCACATCCTTGAAGGTGTAGTCCTTGGTACTGCACCAAGCAACCCTGTTGCTGTAGTTCAGGCTGCTTTCCCTGGTGCCCAGGTCATCAGTGAAACTCCACGTCAAGCACCAGCACCACAGGTGCCAGCCTCAACAGGTGGAGCACCAATGTGTAAGCACGGTCAGATGCAATGGGTGGACGGTGCCAAGTTTGGCAAGTCATGGAAGGGCTACTTCTGTCCACAGCCTAAGGACGCAACAGACAAGTGTGCACCACAATTCCAGAAGGGGTAATTGTGGGAGTACGCAAGGGAACTAAAGTACACCCTGCGTCATTCGACTTAGTGTTAACCCTCAAGGACAATGTTGGATTCACATACGATGAACTAGCAGAAATCCTTGGGGTTACACCAAGCAGAGTTCAGCAGATTGTACTGCATCAAAGAAAGATTAGAGGAGGGGAAGATGCTAACGCTGGCACAGGCGACCACGATGAATCGCCAATCAGCACAACTACTCCCTGACCTCTTCAGCGTACTTGCCCGCGATGGAGTTAGGTTCCGCCGTGGGCAAGTAACAATGATTGCTGGTCAACCGAACAGTGGTAAGTCACTGCTCGCATTGTTCTATGCAGTCCAGTCAGGTGTGCCTACCTTGTACATCAGTGCAGACACTGATGCATACACCACAGCCATTCGTGCATCAGCATGTATCACTGGTCAAACCATTGCTTCAGTGGAGGATGCGTTCGCTAGTGGTGCAGGGACAGAGTTTTACATAGACGAACTGAAAAGCCTCAAGCATCTACAGTTCTCCTTCGACCCAAGCCCAACGCTTGATGACATCGAGACCAGTGTTGAAGCCTACGGTGAAGCGTTCGGTGAATACCCACACCTCATCATCGTGGACAACTTGATGAACGTGGCTGCACTACACGACAACGAGTGGACTGGTATGCGAGACATCGCCAAGGCCATGCACCACATTGCTCGTGCAACAGACTCAGCAGTGTTCCTCCTGCATCACACCAGTGAATCAGAAGGTAAGCCTGAGTTTCCACCTAGCCGTAAGAGTATCCAAGGTAAGGTCTCTCAGTTACCTGAGATGATTCTTACCGTGGCAATAGACCATGCGTCTGGTGAATACAGGATTGCGTGTGTGAAGAACCGCTTTGCCAAGCACTCACCATCAGGTGACAACTACACCATCTTGTATGCAGACGCTGCACGTATGACATTGTTCGAGAATCCACAGTCAGCCTACGCTTCACGAGTAAGGACTTACTAATGGACGACAGGGTTATCTTCGTGACACGCCCGTGTTTGCACTGTCACAGGACTGGCATTGTTGATGTAGATAGAATCATGGCTATCAAGTACATGAATGGTGCATCACTTCATAACTGTTTCGGTGATGAGAAGCCCGAAGTACGTGAGCAAATTCTTACAGGGGTACACCCTGAATGTTGGAAGGTAATGTTTGGACATGGCGAGTAAGCAAGCAGCAGCAAAGAGGAAAGGAGCAACCTTTGAAACTTCAGTGCTCAAATGGTTGCGAGATAGAGGAATTGTGGCAGAACGGTTACGGCTTGCAGGCAAGGCTGATGAAGGCGACATCGTTTGTTTTGTGTCAGGAGCACCTTATGTTCTTGAACTCAAGGCTACAGCAAGGCTTGACCTTCCAGCGTTCTGGCGTGAAGCCACCGTTGAAGCAGAGAACTACGCCAAGGCACGTGGCATCTCTCCGACACCTCCCTCTTATGTGATTGTCAAACGCCGTCAGGCCAGCATTGACCAGGCATGGGTTGTCCAGACACTTGAGCAGTGGATAGGGGAACCAAGTGCTAATGACTGAGAAGCCTGACCTAGCACTTGTCCTTGAATACTACGGGGCAACAGTACCCACACGGTCAGGGTATGCATCAATGCGGTGCGTCTTACATGAAGACTCACACGCTAGTGCTACGGTCAACCTAGATAAACAGAAATACCATTGCTTCGTCTGCCAATTCGATGGGGATGTGTATGACGTAGTAGCAAGACGAGAGAACATAGGAGAGTTCAAAGATGCTGTCGCTAGAGCAGAAGCAATTACTAACGGAAACCGCGCACAGGTATCACAACGGTCTGGACAGAGCAACGGCCTCTTACCTGCAAGAGCGCGGGGTAACAAAGGAAGCAAGCGGTACATTCCTCCTAGGTACAGTTCATGACCCTGCGCCTGGTCACGAACACGCTGTTGGTTGTCTTGCTATCCCTTACCGCACTCCCACTGGCGTTGTTGGTATTAAGTTCCGCCGTGTTGATGGTGGTACTCCGAAGTATCTATGGCCTACTGGACAGAAGGTAGGGATGTTTAATGTATCCGACCTGCACACAGGTAGTAACACGTTGGCTATTTGTGAAGGGGAACTGGATACTCTGGTCATGTCGGCGTTGGTCGGCGTACCTGCAGTTGGTGTGGCTGGCGTTAGCCAGTGGAAGAAACACTTTCCTAAGATGCTTGAAGGGTTCGAGCGCATTGTCATCTTCGCTGACAACGACCTGAAAGAGAATGGTTCTAACCCTGGCATGGAGTTAGCGAAGCGTATCAAGGATGATGTTGACAAGGCAGTAGTTATCTCTCTGCCTGAGAACAAGGATGTTAACCAGGTCTTCCTTGAGGATGGTAAGGACTGGTTGTACGAACGGGCTATGGGGTAAGAATGGGATTAGGTAGTTGCGAAGAACACGGCTGGGTTCTTGATGAAGAAGGGTGCCCTGTCTGCGAAGGTATGGAAATCGTTAAACAACGTGTGCGTGAACTGCATAAGCCCTTTGCTGGTGATTTATATTGTGCAGAGTGCATGGAAAATGAAATAACTCCAATGCGTTATCCTTGCCCAACTATCAAAGCCCTAGACGGTGAACAGTAATGTGCAAAACACTTGGAACTAACTGGGAAGCCACAGCAAAGCAGGCTATTGGTGACAAACTGGAAGCGTGGAAAGCAATAGCGCGCGTACGTGAATTGCATAGTGAGGTTCAATGGGCAGAAAAAGCACCATTCTGTGACTACGATAACAACCTTTATCCTTGCCCTACCATTAAAGCCTTAGACGGTGAACAGTAACAGACATGACACATTACATTCGAGACATGGAGGCTCACCTTAAGAACACGTGGCAGTGGGATGCTTGGGGATTCACAAGTAACTGGGCCAATAAGTGCACCATGAGTGACATGGATGGATTCGTGCCGTACTTCGCTGAACGCCGTGGCAAGTTCCTCATTGTAGAGATGAAGCATTGGGATGGAACAGGCACCAGACCTGACATCAACATGCGGGCAGGACAGAGCATCGCTCTATGGGAACTGTCAAAGGAACAGAACTTCATCATCGTGTTTGGTATGGGTGACACCAGTACACAGACAGTCCACTACTACGAAGTGTGGGCAGAAGGCAACCGCCTGACTTATCCCATGCCGTTTAAACAGTACCTCGACCAATGGTTTGAATACGCAACAGGAAGCACAGCATGACAGTAATTGCAGGACTGGTACACGAAGGCAAGGTGTACATGGGTGGTGACCGTGGCATGTCCGATAAAGGATTCATTGGTTCCATGGCATCACCGAAGGTAGCCAAGGTAGGTCCACTACTCATCGGCTACTCAGCATCACAAGGCACAGGGCTACTGGCACACCTGACCACATACCCTGAGCCGAATTACAAGAACCTACTGGGTTGGTTGCGTGTGGATTTCTGTGACGTGCTACAGAAGTCAGCAGACCTGTTCAAGATTGACATCAACACTGAAGACAACGGGGCAGACATGCTCGTTGGTGTAGGTGGCAGGCTGTTTGAAGTGACCACCTTGGATTGGTCAGTTACAGAGTACGACCAGATTGCTACAGGCGATGGCTACGCCTACGCCTTGGGTTCCCTGTATTCCACTAGAGATTGGGACAGTCCCCGTGCCCGTGTACGAGATGCAATCAAGGCTGCCGTTAAGTATTCGCCTAGTTGCCAAGGTCCTGTTGATGTTCTCTCCATCTGATTACACCTTCTACGGTGGCCCCATTGATGGCAGTGAAGTGCCTAGGAACCTGACACGCCAGGACTACATTCTCATTGAAACTGGAAATGATAATGACAATGTTGTAACTTATTACTATGTCAAGTGCGACCAGCACCCCTGGTTTGAATACGCTGGGGAAGTAGAAGAGGAGTAAGGAACTTTGTGTGACGCAGGAAGAATGGGTCCAGATTTTACAATGGCTAGATTCTTTGGGATTGAAGATTGTGACTGTGGACTCTGCCAAGAACCAAGTAACAGTGGAACTACCGAAGGCAAGGTAAACATGGACAACTTTACTGTTGACATGTGGGAAGTCATTGACCGTTGTGGCAATGTACTCATCACCAAGCAAGAGGACTACGGTCCCTACAACATCAGCCGTGCACCTGGTGGTCCGTTGAACGGGCTACGTGTACGCATCTACGACAAGATTGCCCGCATCAACAACCTGATTGATGAGAGCAAGACTCCTAAGAATGAGTCGCTTTATGATTCGTTCCTTGACCTAGCCAACTACGCCATCATTGCACTCATGGTGCTTGAAGGTACATGGCCTGAACTGGAAGACAACTGATGACTAGCAAGCGTGAACTTGAAGACAGAATCAAATACATTGAACGTAATCTAAGAGACATACCTAACCCTTCTTCTCGTCTCACTGACTTACAGATGCGTGTCATGAAGTATGAAAACTCTGCTGAGTATCGTGACAAGAAACTAGATGTACGCATCAGCATCCTTGAAGATGCCATCACCATGATTGCCCGCACCCTAGATGCTAACAACATACGTGAGGCATGTGGTTCATGTGGACAGAAGTTACCGAAGGAAAAGGACTGCTGTTAAATGGAAGCCATTGTCACTATCTCTGACCTGCAGGTACCGTACCATGATAAACGTGCAGTAGATAACGTAGCCAAGTTCATCAAGGCGTTTAAACCTACTGAGGTAGCCAGCGTTGGTGACGAGATGGACATGCAAACCATCAGCCGTTGGGCTAAGGGCACACCACTTGAATACGAACGCAGCATTGGTCGTGACCGTGATGCAACAGTACGAATACTTGAACAACTCCAAGTGGACCATGTGATACGCAGTAATCACACTGACCGTCTGTTCAACTCTGTGATGACCCGTATCCCTGGTCTGCTTGGGTTGCCTGAACTAGACCTCCCGAACTTTCTACGATTCCCTGAACTGGGTATTACCTACCACCGTGACCCGTACGAACTGGCACCAGGCTGGCTCCTGATGCACGGTGATGAAGGAAACATCTCTCAAGAGGGTGGCAAGACAGCACTGAACCTAGCCAAGCGTGTGGGTATGAGCGTTGTCTGTGGTCACACACACCGCATGGGATTGCTACACCACAGTCAGGGTGTACGTGGTCGCAACATCCACACCGTGTGGGGTATGGAAGTGGGCAACTTGATGGATGCTAAGAAGGCATCGTATCTCAAGGGTGGTATTTCCAACTGGCATCAAGGCATAGGTATCTTGTGGGTTGATGGCAAGACTGTTACCCCTGAACTTGTACCTATCCGTAAAGATGGTTCATTCACAGTGGCAGGTAAAACGTGGGGCAAGTAGATAAGACCAAGCAACCTAAGGTTGTTATCAAGAACAAGCCAGTGTCCAGTGAAGCACGACAGATTTGGTTAGCGTTCCGTGATGTACCTACTCACAGCAGGCGAGCACTCATCCACGCATGGAAAGAACGTAGCAATAATGAACGATGATTGGTTGATTGAAGCCAATGAGATTGCCACGACAGTGGCACGGCAGGTACATCGTAAGTATCAGGTGTACTTTGACATGTCTGATGTGCAACAGGAACTGGTGCTGTGGTGTTTAAACCATGAGCGCAAGGTCAAGGAGTGGCTGAACCCTGCACAGGAAACACCTGAGCGTAAGATTGGTATCAAGCAACTCGCTAAGTCTTTGAACCGTGAAGCAGACAAGTATTGCCGTGACCGTAAGGCTAAGTCATGTGGGTATGAGACCCGTGATGAAGCGTTCTACACAACTGGCATGCTTGAAGAATTGATTTCACACATGGATGAGTTGACTGACATGAGCCAGTCTGCTAGTGGCAACGTCCGTGTGTCCAGTGGTGGCAGTGACCCGTCCACTGGCAACAACTACCTCATCTCTATCATTGATGTGCGCAAGGCAATGAGTGACCTTGACCCCCTTGACAACATGATGCTGACCATGAAGTACCAGGAGAACCTGACTCTGGCACAGATTGCAGACATCGTTGACTTGTCTGACTCCACAATCTCCCGCCGTATCCACAGTGCACTGAGACGTATGTCCAAACTGTTGGGTGGCGACAACCCTTGGGGTGGTACAGGCTCCCGCAGTGTGGTGTCTAACGAACATGCACGTTCTGCTGTACAGGACGTTTAAACCACGCTAGTGTCCTCTGCGTGACGAGAGTTAGACACAGTGTTGGCATCCATCAGACCACCCTGCAGAGGGTGGCTAGGAGGGAGACTGTCGTGCCACCTCGTGCAAGGCGTACCAAGAAGCAACCAGACCCACCAGTAGAGGTGCTGAAGGTGCACCCTGGCATCTGGAAGCAAGCGATGAAGTTGGCATCGGGGGATGCCAAGCGGATACAGGTCATTAGTCAGGGACGGGTTGTAATCCTGCCCTCATAGGGGCTGGGTGTGGCTGACAATGGCTGTCCACTCAACCTCCCGCCGAGTGCTACGTGCTATGCCTGACACAGCGCAGGTGGTCGGTAGTGCGTAGGTTTGCAGGTTCGATTCCTGTCCACACCACGCTGTCCAGGCGGGGTTGACACATCACCCACCCCCGATAAGTCCCCCGTCTGGGCAGTACCATGTTTAAACAGAGTGAAGGGTACTATCAAACTCCAAACAAACTTGGCGTGTCGGTTTGCAATTCCAAGTTTCGAGTCTTACAGTTGGAATTAGATACAGTCGAAGCAGTAGCAGGGCGGGACTGTAGCAACCAGCGATAAGGCGTGTTACATACAAGCCAATGTCACTACCTCCCTTAGTACAGGGGTGACAAAGGAGAAGCACATTACAGCGCAGTTGCTACTCTGGTAAAGGGCAGAGTCGTGGCTATTCGTCAAGCCACCGCTGTATCTACATAACTGAATAGCAAGACCACAATCTCAAAGAGTCAGTGTCCAGGGGAAGGGATGCTGGCTCTTTGTTTTGTACAGAACAGGGTGTTTAAACGTACAGAATTGGGCAAAGAGAAACCCCGCCAGTGGGAGAGACGGACCACTGACGGGGCAGATGAGAGGAACTAGGTGAGAGTACCTTGCAGTTCCATTGTACTAGGTTCGCGGAGTAATGCAACATAGCCTGCACTCAGCGTGTCGTACTTCTGTAGTTTCTTTGGTGCATCTTTCAGCACTTGGTTCTTGGTAGCGTACGGACCGATAGCCTGCACTAGATTCAGTGTAGGGTGCACAGCCACACCGATGAACAGTTCCCTGTTGGAGCGGAGTTCATCTATGGTACGGATTACCAGTTCAGCCAGCGTGTCCACGTCCTCATGTTCTTGCATGAGGAGTTTGGCAATGGCTTTGATTTCGGTTGGTCGGATTTGTAGCATCAGTCCATGTACTTCCATGAGATGACGAACAGCCCGAGCATTAACAGGACAGTGAAGGTTGCACCTATCATTCTTCCCACCCCCCTACTTCTTCGTCACGGTCTAGGTAGTCTTCGTTGTATGTGGTGTTGTATGACCAGGCAGTACACCCGTCACGGACACACACGGTTCGCCACTCAACGTCAAGCCAGTCGTGTCCTCGCACGTTGCACTCTGCGTTAGCCATTAGTATTCCTTTCAATGACATTGAACTGATGTCCACGCCGACTCTTCAACTTAGATGTGGGAAGAAGATGATACTTCTTCTCTTCCAGATGTTTGCCAGCCCATTCAACACTGCCAGTATCACCACAATAGATACATTGAACAGTCTTGATGCGTTCTACTGGTGTAGTCCAATGAGTTTTCATTACTCTGCACCTGCATCAAGCCAAGCAATAGAGTCCAGTAGGTACTGTTTAAACGCTTCGTTGGACAGCGGAGTGTCCATGTGTAGCGATGAGATGGACTGCAAATCTTCTAGGTATTCCAGTTCCTTACGGGTCTTGCGTTGTATCTTACGTTCTTTCAGTTTATTCATGGTCTTGCCTCTCTTAGTTAGATAGTCTTACATCTAGTTGTTTGCGTAAAGTTCTAGCCCGAAGGACTTGCCTGCGTTCATAACCGCTACTTGGTGTGCGGAGAAGGGCTATGCGTTCGCCAGGAAATAGCCCACCCCAGATACCGTGATACAGGTCTTCCCCTCTAAGCCCTAGGTTTAAACACTCAAGGCGGAGTGGACAGCGGTTACAGATAGTCAGTGCTAATTCCACTTCAACTAAGTGTTCTTTCGCTGGTGTCTGGCGAAGTTCTTGCCACCGCCACCACATTTCAGGGTCAACAGTCCTACACTCGACTGATTCCCACGGGTCTTCGTTGTAACCCATCTGCTTGTAATACTCTTCGAGTTCTAATGACATACACATCATCTCTCTTTCATTGTGTGTTGTGTGGCGGAGTACCACACAGTGATTATCTTACTGTTGCTATCCGACAGTTTTGAGTATCGGTGGCTCAGGGAATGGCTTGAGTTTCGGTGCGGGTCTGTGCGCAACCTGATGCTCTGCCATGACTACGGCTATCTCTGAGAGGAACTCAAAGTTCTCGCTTGACCAGTCGCATGCATCGCATACTGCTCGCCACTTCTTGTAGGTCAGGATGTCTGTTGCTACATGCATTGTTTAAACACCCCCTATGCCCAGACTTCTTTGCCGTAGCAAATGATTTGGAGGAGGATGTCTGCGACACATGAGTCCCACTCTTCGGTGTCGTAGTCAATCTTGCCACCGCAAGGGACATGGTAGTACTTGAGTGTCATTGCCTTGGCTACTGCGTTCTTGATGTCCTCAATGGTGACCTGAACTACGGCACAATGTTCTTGGTAGTCGTCTGCCCAGAACTTCTCATCGGATTCGTCTTCCCCTTCAGGGATGAACCAGACTTGCGCGGTTCCCATCTTGTCCCAGTCGGCTTCGCCTAGGAACTCGGTGGACATGAGCCAGTTATGGTTCACAGGGTCAGTCTCATAGCCACTACCCCATAGGGCTGACCAGATTTCCTGCTCGTCTATCGGAATGTTAATAGTACTCATTGTTTAAACATCCTCTCTCTGAATGTTATGGCTGTCACAGTCGTGACATTCGATTGGTGCTTCGGTGTCTTCCCCGAAACAAAGGCTATCAGTAATCTGGTAGTCGCCGTCTTTGGTCTTCTCAAGGAGCGACCAGTCAATGAACTTCTGTCGGAAGTATTCTGTGTTCCCACAATCTAAGCATTGCATTGTTTAAACACTCTCCTCTTCTAAACATGTTGGGCAGTATGCTTGGTTGCCCTCACATGTAGGGCAGAATGGTGTGCAGTCAAAGGCACCGTCATGCCATGGGCACAACACGATTTCGTGCATGCAGTCCGTGGCTTCAGCGGGTGGGCAGTCATCGAATGGTCGTTCACTGTCCTCACAGGTGCAGAATCCGAATCGTTCGACCTGCGTTGCGTGTGTCAGTTGGGCTAGTTCACCCCAACTAATTGAATTTTGGTGTGTCATGTTT